TTGTGCAGCACGAGAAAGTGCTCCAAAAGCTGCGGTTGCAGCAAAGACGTTAGCAGCTAGAGTTGCATATGCGGCAACTAATCCAGAAGAGCCTCCCATAGCTCTTGCTTGTTTAGAAAACCCCTTTGTGCTGTTCAAAGAGGTTTGGAACATTGATTTTTCTACTGCATTAAATCTATCAGTTTGTTGTGTATTTTTCTTTTTTTCGCCAGTATTTTTCTTTATCTTTTTATTCTGATCATCAATAGATTTATTAACACGCTTGAGCATAGGGTTTCCCTGTGCATCAAGAATAATAGTAATTTCTGTTTTATCTGCCATGTTATTTTTTCTTTATCTTATCATATTGAGCTTTTATTTGCTCCTGTGACTGTTTAATTGAATGTTTTTCTAAAAAAGTAATAACTTCAATAATCCAATCTTTTTCTGTTTTTTCAGTTATATAAAAATTATCTAATAAAAAATCTAAGTTTGTAAAATCTTTGCCTGTAAAACCTACATCTGCATAAACTCTATCACCTAAAGTATTAAATATTTGAACGGCAGTATGTACTGACTCAGGAAAATCATCTATTTCTGGAGGACATCTTTCCCAGTCTATCTCTTCGCCAGTTTGTTCTACCATTCTTAAATACTGGTCTTTTGTCATTCCTATACTATTGTGTTCTAGGAACAGTTTTAATTTTTTCTCTATTTTTTGCTTGCTCTGATGTACGAAAGTTTTCAAGATCAAAGACTACCTCATTGAGCCAGTTATCGAACTCACTTGAATTTTCTACAAGTTGAAGTGCGTTTTCCATAGAAAAAGGCATTTCCTTATTACCATCTTGACCACCTAAGTCTACAAGTACTAAATCTTCAAGATAGTTAAGTCTTAAACCTTTCCAACTTTTAACAGTTGCTTGAGTAAATTCTTTTACAAACTTATCATCATCAAGAGATTCTTCAAATGCTCTAGTTTTTCTGTTAAATTTATTCTGTGTGCATCTTTTTCGCAATGCGACGAGTTCTTTTCGGGAGAGATTCGCTAGTTCAACTTCAAATCCATCAAGACCAGGAAACTCAACCCAGACGGTCTTAGTGTCGACCAACAGGGACTTTAGTTCCATTTTATTCTCCTATGAATAGTTTGATATTACACTACCTAGTGCTGTATTGTCAAGAGTTCTAAAATCATAACTTTGAGTATATACTTCAGCAGGTTGCATTCTTGCTGTATACATACAAGGGTTTAGATTTGCTTGAAAGAAAGGAGTGGCATTACTTGCTTTTCCTACTTCTATTGCTCTTAATATTAAATTACTAGCAGTGTTAAAATCATCAAATTGTGTGACATTATTGTCGTTTTGGTATTGACGTATTTCTCCCGACAGAATACGTTTACCTAGTGTATATGTTGTTGGAAACATTGCATTACTAGAGTCTGTTACTTCAAGGCTATCATTAAGGGTTTCGTAAGGTGTCCAAGTTATTTCATTTTGAATTTGTAGATTACAGCTTATAATACTGCTCATATCTAAACTATCTATTATAATAACTGGATATACTATGAGAGGTGTTCTCGTGGCAGACTCAGATTGAGCACTACCAGGGATTGAAAAGGATTCATCTCCCGCTCTCGTTAGTTTTTTACCTTGTCCTTCAAGTCTCATTTGAAATTGATTTGTTGGTACAAAATCAAATGTAGCACCTGTAATAACAGCACCTTCTAATTTAAATGTGCTGCTTCCTGTTTGTACGTAGATATCAAATGATTTAAGTTGTTGCGTTTCTATGTCAGCTTCTGCTGTAGCAACTAAATCACAGGCTAAATCTACCATTATAGACTCGTCTTTCTCTATTGTTAAAGGTACATCAAAACTAAACGAAGCAGGGTTTGCTTTTGTTACGCTTGAACCTTCAAACATTTTTGATTGATCGTGCAAAGTCTTTACTGAGTACGCATCTTCCGCAAATGTTTGATCAAAAGTGATGGCGGAAGTAGTACGAATTTGGTACTTCGTTCCGCCATACACGATGTATAGCTTACTCTCGCGAAGAAAACTATAAGACATTTAACTTACCTAGGCAGCGTTTGCTCTATGCGTAGTGCCATACTTGTTGGTTTCACTATGCGTAGTAGATCCTAGATATTTAACTTTCATTTCATCACCTGTTAACAGGTCTGTTCCGTGAGCCGCGAACTCTACAGAAGCTGAAATCAAATCACCGACTTCGATTACTGGTACAGTCAAGTGAGCTTTTGGCATATTAAATTCTACACCAGGTGCTGTGAAGTCGTTTGCCTCCATAGCGTCACCGTCTGATCCAACTGATCCAGATACACCCATGTATAAACGCATATCAAATGCATTAGTTACAAGGTCAGTTGCAGCTGCTAAGTCAGTAAGTAATTGGTTTGAACCATTAGTTTTTGTATCAAGATACATGGTTAGTGAACCACTAATAGTTCTGGCTCCTGTAAAGGAACCAATTGGTTTATCAACAACACCAATAGTTTCTGGAGTTACATAAGTAACATTATTTTCAATAGTAATTGAACCACCAGTTATATTGATATCATAAGTTCTGTTGTCTAATCCTCCTGAGGATTGACCACCACCTTGTGCGTCTGCATCAAGATATAAACTAGAAAGTTTGTTTCTCAAGTAATCTGCATCACTTGGGCCAGTAGTATCGGCATAGTTGTAACCTTCTACATAAGTATCAGTTGTGCCACTAGAATGTGTTAATCCAGAGCCATCAGCGTCAAACGCTTCAATTTTATACTTAGAAGGATCATCATATGCTTCTGTTACTTGATCAATAGTGGTTGCATTACCAGACCATGTAATCTGTGCAATACCATCAATTGAAAAGTCAACTTCACAAGTTGTAATTTGTGATTCATTCAAACGGTATGTTGTATTCTCTAGTGCAAAAAATATGTTAAGTTTCATAAGTTCGTGAACGTCAGATTCTAAAAAGTCAACTAGAGCACCATTTGCACTACTAGTACTGGTTGCTATTGCAGCGCCTGAGGCGTCTGATAGACCTGTACCAGCTAATGCTGACCAAAGTATGTTTTCACACATATCAAAGGTTCCATTTGCTCTAAAACTTGCTGAACCATGAACAAAAGGTCTTACATAAGTTGCAAAAGACCATTCTGCAGGTGGTAACGCATCGTTGAATCGTTTTGATCCACGGTTTGGCGCTGAACCTGCTTCGTTAATGGTTACATCTGTAGATTCACTTCCTTGAGAGAAACTATACCCATCTAATACACCAATTCTAAAAGTGTTTGCACTTGTACCGTTTCCTACAAAACGTCCTAATCCCGCTCTAGATCCGTCTGCTGTAGTTGTTCCTGTAACTGTTTTGACAGTAACTACAAGACCAGATGCAGAACTGTTGTTAGTTCCATCATATGCCTCTACAGCTGTTTCTGTTGCTGTTTCATCTGCAACAAATCCATTACCTCTAAAGTTGTTTGGAATTGCTATTGTTTCTACAGCACCTGAGCCTGAGATAGAGAGAACTATACATTTTGCATTTGCTCCTGAACTGGAAGTAGTACCTAAAGTAACAATATCACCTACAGCATAACCAGTACCTTTAGTACTTACATATGCAGTAAGAATACCGCCACCGGCAGTAGGGATTCCGTTTACTGAGCTTACAAATACTTTCGTATTACGTGAAAGATTTAAAGCCATTGCTTTTCTCCTATTTCTTCTTCTTTGAAAGTACTAAGCAAGATATTTATCTGCCTGTAATTTCACTTTAATACCTAACTTGTATTGCTATTTCACCTAAACCTAATGGTGTTAATACACCTTCGTCTGTTGAAATTGTCAATATAGTTGAGGAAGTTGTTTTGAGGCTTGGATCGACTGTACTGTCATATACCAAAACATCATTGTTGTCAATAACTCTTTCGATATCCTCTAACAAAAGAGCTAATTCTTCTTGCGGGTCTGTTTCATCAGATACATATACTCGTATCTCTAAGTTTAAAAACCGCCATTTAAAACCGTCGGGTTGGTACTGTCTTGATTCGTCTCCAGCTATTACGCAAATTGATGGAAACTGTACTATCTCATCTATAAATTGTGTAAACCCGTGTACATTATTTGAGACGTTTGAGTTAAAGGGAGATTGTCCATTTAATTTTAATTTTAGTTCATCGACAAAAGCATCAACTATCTTTTTTCTTTTTGTTCTGTATTCTGATGCCATTATACTCTCCTAACTGTAAGTTTTTGTGATATTCTTCCCTCTGCTAAATTTCTTATGCTTTTTGCAATTAGTGTTTTAGGGTTATATCCTAAAGGCCATTTCTTTTTGCCTGTATTTTCAAAAGTTTCGTAAGGTCTTAACATATATGTATATCTTGCTAATATTGTATCTTTTCCTTCTACTAAATTTATTAGTTGTACTGAATTTGAAAATCTACCTGTTCTATTTATTAATGCAGGTCTTCCCATATTTCTTCTAACTTCTGCAGGTAATCTGCCTTGTATATATTTTTTAAGTCTAGCTAATTCTATAGCTCCTTCTTCTGTAGTTGCACTTGTACCTCTTTCTTTCCTTTGTGCTGCTGCCTGAGCTGCTAGTTTTGTGTCTACAAGTGTCCGTCTTTTACTTCTCTTTCCTTTTTTAGCAAAACCTGATCTTTTAGAACTTTTAGGCTTTTTAGGCACTCCTTTTATCTTTACATTCTTTTTGTTCTTTTGATACTTTTTAGCTATTTTTATAACTTCATTAGCTGATACATTCTGACGAAAAGAAGGACTTGCTTGAAAGTCTGCTGAAAAAAATTCACCGTTTTTATCTTTTGCATCTTTTTTTATTATTTCTGCAAATTTTTTATTTAGTCTACGTATCCATTTATCTGTTAAGTCTTTTTCACCTGCTACAGGATTTTTACTTGCTTTTGTTAAATCGCCTCTTATAACCCACTCTGTTTTATTTGTTTCTGAATTATATTCTTGAGACCATTTGATATCCATAGCATCTAATACCTGTTCTGCTACATCAGTACGAGTTAGGGTACTATTAATAGGAATTATTTCTTCTGTTGTATCTTCTATCCATTGTACTAATCCCGCATTTGCTACGTTTGATCTTTCGCTGTGTGAAAAAGGAGTTTCCTCACCCACTATTTTGGCAGTATCAGAATCCCAGTCTGCTCCAATTCCTGTTTCTTTTTTCCATAAATTAAATACTTGTTTTCTAAACTCTGCATTTACTTTTCGTGCATATAAAGAACCTGAGTTACTTTTAAGAGATTCTCTATAAACAACTAACTTTCCATTTCTAAATGTTGCTCTAACACCTTCTGATATACCGTGTTGATTTTTTGCCCACCTTTTTTCAACAGTTTGAACATGACCTCTTATCATGTTTAAGTCTGCTGCTTCTTTTGTAAATCCTTGTATTTTTGCTGCTTTATTAATACCTTTTACCATACCCTGAGCAAAGTTTTCAGTATCAATAGTTACTAAGTGAGCTTGAGTTCGTTGACTTTTATCTCTTGCATCTTTTCGCAGCTCTACCAACCAGTTACTATTAATGTATTTTTTAATGTTAGCAACAGACATTATTTATAAATCTTATAAAAATCTAGTATCCTTTTAATGTGATCTGGAAAACCAATATTCCCAGTTATACCAGAAGTGCTTTGGTTTTCAACCATAGCTCCTGCAATCTGCATACGAGCTTTTCTCTCG